GGGGGGGACGTCCGCTGCGTAGTGGCAACCTGGTCGCTATCTACGATAGTGAGCACACTGATGCCGCCGACAACGGACGCATCTACGTCTATACAGGTGAGGGGTGGACGGAGATCGCTCACCTGAAAGTACGCCTTGCCAATGCGTATACCGACGAGGACAAGGCAAAGGTCGCCCTACTGCAGACCGAAGGCAAGGGCAACGAATACCTCGCAGCCGACGGCACGTACAAGGAGATCAACATTCCCAAAGCCCCCATACAGAGCATCTCTGTAGGGGGTGTAGAGGTGGCACCCAGCCCTGAAGGGAGGGTCGATCTTACCATCCCCAAAGCTCCCGTCCAGGGCGTGTCAGTCAATGGCAAGCCCGTAGCCCCCTCCGCCGAGGGGATCGTCGACATTGAGACGGGCAAGGGCAATGTACGCAGCATCAAGGTCAACGGGGTACGTCATGAGGCAAATGAAGCAGGTGAGGTGACGATCACCATCGACACCGTGGAGGTAGATGAGACGCTAAGCAAGGATAGCACCAACGCCGTGGCAAACTCCGCCGTGACCGCCAAGCTCGAGGAGCTCGATAAGGCGAGCGTTGCAGGTATGGATGCCCAACTGAGCGAGGACAAGGCACAAGTACGCCTCAAGCTCACCAACAAGCAGGGGGAGGAGGTCGCCTCGGTAGACCTCCCCGCTGGTGGTGGAGGCGGTGGTGGGGAGACACAAACCACCCGCCTACTACTCTCCGCCTCGGTGGATCAGCCTGATGTTAAGGTGGGCGACTCTGCTACGCTCACCTATACCTACCGCCACGTCTCCGCCGATAGCGACGAGACCCCCACGGGCGTGCAGGCGACTATCCGCCTCATCATCCGTCGAGGGGCAACGCAGCTCCTGGAGCAAACCATCCCCGATGTCTCGGCGGGCACATATACACTCGACCTTACCCCCTACCTCAAGACGGCGGGTACAATCGACGTACAGGTGTTTGCCTCTGCCACCAACGCAGAGGGGCAAGCACAAAAGCGTACGGCGGCGACCAAGGTAGACGTCTATGCCCTCACCCTTGCCTCGAGCTACTCTGTATCCTCAGGCCTCGTGGGCTACTCCCCCTCGAGTATCCTCAGCATCCCCTACACCGTCACGGGGGTAGGCAGCAAGACAATCACCTGCTACATCGACGGGGAGAGCCATAGCGTGCAGACGGTCACCCGAGCAGGGGTGACCAACGGTACAATACAAGTACCGCTATCGGGCATGAGCGAGGGGCGACACACCGCTCAGCTCGTAGCGGAGCTCACCATTGGAGCTAAGGAGATCCGTAGCGAGAGCATCTACATTGACTACTACATCGGGCGTACGGAGGATCTCCCTCGCATTGGGGTGATGTTCCGCCGTCGAGATGGTCGTATCCACACCCAGGGGGAGCATTTGCACCCCAAGGTGGATGCTGACCAGTTCGAGAGCTATAGCTTTGACTATGCCATCTACGACCCCCAGCGTCAGCCAGCGGAGCTCTCCCTAAAGGTCGGTTCGGCTGAGCCCCTCTCACTCTCTCTAGGACGAGGCACGGAGACCTACACCTCTCGTAGCATCACCTCGGGAGATCTCCCCGTACACCTCTCCTCTCGCCTCGGGGTGTCGTACGACCTCACCATCGAGGTGCGTGCAGGTCGGGTGAGTGTGGGGGAGATCACCGATGGTCTTACCCTCGCCCTCTCCGCCCTCGGCAGAAGCAACGCAGAGGCAAACCCTGCTACCTGGATGAGTGGTGGTATCGCCACCATCTTCCATAAGTTCGACTGGTCAGCTGGAGGGTGGGACGGCTCGGCTCTGAAGCTCATCAATGGCTCATCCATCACCATACCCGCTACCTTCTTTGCCAGCGACCCGATGGGCTCTGGTGGAACGATCGAGATCGAGCTACGCACCGACAATGTGCTCTCCGACTCAGGAGCGGTCGTAAGCTGCCGAGATGAGGCAGGAGTAGGCTTTACCCTCACAGGCAAGCACCTAGAGCTACGCACCTCATCAGGGGCACTCGTCACCCAACACTATGCTCCAGGAGAGTACCTACGCATGGCGATCGTGATCCAACCTAAGTCGGCACACCGCCTCCTCGAGCTCTATGTCAACGGCATCCGCTCGGGGGCGGTCAGCTACGGCCAAGCAGACAGCCTCCTGCAGGCAGCTGCTAAGCCTATCGAGGTGACGAGTGACCATGCAGACGTAAGCCTACGTGCTGTACGCCTCTACACTCGTGCCCTCAGTGACGACGAGCTCCTCAGCAACTACATCGCCTCCCGCCCTGATGCCTCGGAGGTCGTAAGCCTCTATGAGCGTAACGACGTCCTTGGCGACGATGGAGCGGTCTCCCTTGACAAGCTCCGCCGTCAAGGTAAGAGCGTCCTACGCATCGTGGGCAATGTGCCGCTGGTCAATGAGACCAACACCAAAAAGTTCGAGGTGCCTGTAGATATCTACTTCTACAGCGGCTTTGGCAAGCAGTACGACTTCGTGTGTAAGGGGGCGGGGCTACGCATTCAGGGGACGAGCTCGACGACCTACCCCCGAAAGAACTACCGTATCTATCTCGACAGGAAGAAGAAGTACAACACGACGCTCACCGTGGGGGGCATCGAGCAGGCAACGCTCAAGTATGCCTTTACTCCAGGGGCAGTACCCGTGTCAATTTTTACGCTTAAAGCGGACTTTGCCGAGAGCTCGAGCACTCACAATACGGGGCTTGCTAAGCTCATCGACGAGACCTTCCGACGGGCGGGCATCCTTACCCCCCCGCAGAAGAAATCGGACGGCGTTCGAATAGCCATCGATGGCTTCCCGATGGATGCCTTCTTCGACCTCGATGGGTCGGGGAAGAACACCTACCTCGGAAAGTACAACTTCAACAACGACAAGAGCGGTAGCGAGGAGGTATTCGGCTTCGTCAACGACGACAAGTGCCTCTGCCTGGAGTTCCTCAACAACTCCGAGCCCCTTGCTCTCTTCGCCACCGACAACATGGCGAACTTCAAGACCGCCCTTGAGTTCCGCCACCCTGACGGGGCGAAGTGGGAGACAGCGAATGAAGCTCATAAAACAGCTGTGCGCCGCCTTTGGAAGTGGATCGTCTCGTGTAAGGACAACCCCACCAAGTTTAAGCGAGAGGTTGCCGACTACTTCGACGTCGATAGCCTCACGGGGTGGTACATCATGACTGACTACTTCATGATGGTCGACCAGCGAGCAAAGAACATGATGCTCGCTACGTGGGATGGCGTGCATTGGTACTTCTTGCCCTACGACAACGACACCGTACTCGGCGAGCGCAATGACGGGGTACTAATATATCTCTACACCATTGATGAGACAACCTTTGACAGCACCATCGGATCGTACGCATTTGCGGGACATGACTCCGTGCTATGGCAACTTGTTCGGGAGGCACTCCCCGACAAACTAGCAGAGACGGCGCAAAAGATCCGAGCTACGATGAGCAAGGAGCGGGTGCTCGAGATCCTCAATGGTATGTTTATGCGCAACTGGTCAGAGCGTGTCTACAACAAGGATGGGGAGTACAAGTATCTAAAGCCCTACATCGAAAGTGGCATCGACTACCTCTACTGCCTGCAGGGCTCTCGCTACGCTCATCGCACGGCGATGATTAACGACCGCTTCGCCCTGTTAGACTCAAAGTATCTGGCAGGTACGTACCGAGCCGACGCCCTTCGCCTCTACTTCGCCCATAACTTCAGCAAGGATCGCAAGCGTATCGACATCACAGCCAGCGAACGCTACTACTTTGGCTATGGGTACACCTCCAAGGCGCCACACGTCTCGGGGGTACGAGCTGATGCAGCGGGGGCTAAGGTCTCGCTTGAGCTGGACATCGACCTCATCGTCAATGATCCTCAGAACATCTACGGGGCAAGCCGTATGGCGGAGCTTGACCTCTCCCAGGTGAGCCCCTACATCATCGGCACGTCGAACTTCGACAAGTGCCCTCGCCTCTCGAAGCTTAACCTCGCTTGCCCAGCTGGGCAGACGACGCTCACCGCCGTCACGGTGTCTGCTTGCCGTGTCCTCGAGGAGCTGAATGTATCGGGGCTTCGCTCCCCCTCCTTCCGCTCCCTCGACCTCTCGGGCAACCCTCGTCTGAGGAAGCTCGACGCTTCGGGCACGGTACTTACGGACATCGTCTTTGCCGACGGAGCACCCATCACGGAGGTGCGACTCCCCGACACGCTGACGACGTTGCGCCTCAGGCACCTACCCCTTCTTACCTCTGAGGGGCTCATCGGCTTACACGCCGACACGATCACCCGCCTATGGTGGGAGGACTGCCCTAAGATGGACTGGGAGGCGCTCCTGGAGACCTTACCCTCTGTCACCCACCTACGCATCGTAGGCATCGATAGAGAGGGCGACGTCACTTGGCTCAACCGATACCTCACCAAGGGGGGGATCTCCTCCTCGGGGTCGCTCACCACGACGTGCGCCCTGGTAGGCACCTATCGGCTCACGCAATACCTTGGAGACGAGGAGTATGCACGCCTATCGGCTCACTTCCCTGAGCTCTCTATCCGCCAGCCCGAGTACACCGTTGTAGGCTACTACAATAGGTGGAGGAGCAAGGAGGGACTCCCCCTGGAGCTCACAGTCATGGATAAGTGGTTCAACCTTGACAACGGCACGGGCTATGGCACGGACAAGCCCTATAAGCCCTCGGGGCACCTCACCCGTATCTCCCGCATGCGTCACCGCTGGAGAGGCATCGAGGAGCGCCGAGGAGAGATGGTTGTCTACCCACTGCACGACCAGCACTCTGGCTACTATGCCGACAATGCAGATGTCAAGCTCTGCACCCCTTCTAACCTCGGCGACGCTGCAGAGGGCGGTATTTGGGTCAATGAGCCACACTATTGGTACAAGGGCGTACACGACGGGGAGACGGGTACGGACTATCAGATCTACTCGTCTAACCTCGAGCGTCCACGCACCCCTGAGGGGCGACTGATCTCCTACCAGGAGATCCTCAGCGAGCTCAAGCCGATGCTGCAGTACTACGTAAGATGCCCTAAGGGGACTAAGACCGACAAGAGCGTATCGGTGGACTCGCTTCTCTACAAGCACCTCGCCGCCTACACCAATAGCAACAACTGCAACCTCTACAGCTGCATCAAGATCCCCGTGTCGGGCTACAAGCGGGTACGCTTCCCGCTCTGCAGTAGCGGATACACCGACACCGACGATCCGAGCGTAGGAGTTATCTCCCCCGAGGAGCGTCAGCCAGCTCCCTATGGCGACCGATACAAATACGAGCGAGGCTGCATGATCTCGGCGGTCTTTACCGACGCCGACGGCAAGGTGGTGCGTGTCCTTCGCCTCTCCAACAAGGACTACCCGATTATGTACCGAGACTACGTAGCCTCAGTCCCCGAGGGGGCGGTCTACCTCTACACCTCGGTGCTCACAGAGCTCATCGACGAGGAGATGGACATCTGGCTAACGAACTCCAGCAACCCCGCCGACTGGGAGCCCCACTGGCAGGAGCACCAGGAGGCTTGGATCGCCGCTACTCCACTGCATTGGCAGACGGGTGAGCCCCTCCCCTCTATGAGACTTGCCGAGGGGCTACCCTTTGGTCGTAGGGATGAGGATCGATGGATCTTCTACGCTCGTCACGGGCACTACGACAACGTCAGCTACGAGGAGGTCAAGGACATCCGAAACCTCCTCTACGCCGAGACGGGCACATTCGACCTCAAGGGCGTGTTCGGGCGAACGACACTACGCATCGATAACTCCAACTACACCTACTGGTCACTCCCTGAGGCTGGGATGAAGGGGACATCGGCTCTAGCAACCGATGGGCGCAAAGACCCGACCCTTACCCCTGGGGTCATCAGCGACGATGGCCTCGGGACGGTACGCCGTAAGACGTGCAACCTCCCCTCCGCCCTTGGATACACCTGGGTGCTCACGGGGGTAAGCACCCCTCTAACAGCCCTACACAAAGACTCCACAATTTATGCAGCGACGAAAGATCTCGGCGTCGGCCTCACCCAAGTCCCTCGAAGAGATAATGCCAACCTCTCCAATCACTACTACGGTGACAAGTTCTTCCACCTGCAGGAGTGGCGAAATAGCTCCGTGACGGACAAGAGCAAGCCGAGGAGGATACTTGGGCGTATGCCCTTTTACACGTCTGACCCGAGCGCTGAGGTCGTTCGTGAATTCCTCGGGGGGAGATATATGGACATCATGGCTCGGCGCCACCATCCATCATGGATAGCTGGTCTCGCTACAGAGTTCGTTGCATCCTTCAACTACGCAACGAGCGATAAGCATAGCTTGGTGCTCAATAGCCCCAACGACGGCTCTTATAGCTACCAGGCAGAGCTCTTTTATGCTCGAGATCCGCTAGAGAAGTACTCGATGATCCCTGTCTTCCGAGGTCGGGTCATCCGAGCAAGCTCCCCCTCGGAGCTTCGCTCGCACAAGCAGTACAAGTTCCTCATCGACGAACGAGCTGACTTCACTCAATGGTAATTCATTATGCATAGCCACAACATAGGCAACCCCTACCACGAGGGGAAGCTCCTCTACCTAATCGACCCCCTACGAGACCGATGGTACATGGCGTACAACTTGCAGGAGGTGCACAAGGAGGGAGGTGAGGAGGGCGCC